GGTCACACGGCTCGCCGCCGTCACCACAGCAGCACCCTTGCCCAGTACCGAGCGACGTGCCCCGCAGCACTAGGGCACCGTTCTGTACGGTGAGCGAGGTCACGACGCAGCCGTAGAGCAGGTGGTAATCGACACGGAGAACGACGCCGTGCTTGATGTAGCGAGGGCAGCCACCGGCAGCGTATCGAACCGCAGCGACGCGGTCGTGAGCGTAGCAGCCGTTGCCGCGTTGGCGGCGTACATCTGCGGCACCAGCAGATACCACGCTGTGCCGTCCTTCGCTATCGAGCAGTCGCGCTGCGGGCCGTCTGGGATCGGCCAGAACAGATTTGTGGCGGCCACCGTGTTCGGCGTGGTCGTTTGGTTCTTGAACGTCACCGTCTTCGATGAGCCGATTGACCACGCGCCGGTATAGGTGCAGACGCGGAAGGGTTTTTCTCTTCGCTGCTCAGTCACCGCCGCAAACGTCAGCGGCCTCGCCCGCCTGGGCTCCTGCTCCACCGCACGCACGACGCGGGCTATCCGCACCGCACTCGGAAAGTCGAACTGCGTGAGGTCAGCCATGAGACTAGATCGCTGGCGGTGTCGCGGGCGGCGTTCCGAAGATCGACGAGAAGTTCGCCTCGGGGTTCACGCGACGGTTCAGGATCGCAGGCACGCCAAGCGTCAAGCCGCCAGACCCGTCGAGCCCAACCGGATTCGGGCTGGCGATCCACTCGCTGTTCTCGAAATCGAACACCATCGCTCGCCGCTTCTGCCCGTCGCCGAGAAAGTTCCAGCCGATGTCGGGCAGTTGAAGATTGTGGCCGCTCTGCCGGTAGTGAAGTTCCGCCGTCGCCTGCCAGTAGGAAACCAACGCGCCGCCAAACTCCTCGCGTGCCGTCGTGACCTTCACCTTCTGGACCTTGATAGAGTGAACAGGGCAGCCGAGGTACGTGGCGTTATTCACGCAGTTCTGTGCCGCGTACCACGATGACGGGAATGTGGCGAAGTTCTTCGCGACCGTTGCCACGACTGTCGATTCCTGCGTCACGAGACCGGGGAAATAATCGTAGGCTGAATTCGTCAGCGGTCGCAGTGTCGTGCCGTCGTAGTAGGTGAGGGCCGGAACCTCGCCAGGCTGCGAGTCAAAGTCCCACACAGCGGAGCGGTCCACTGGAGTCACAAGCTCGTCGGCCGTGATGATTCCATAGTCGCACAACAGGTGAACATGATACGGAGAGCCTTCAAAGCCCTCCGTCATCGTGATCTTGCGGATTTTTTGCCAGGCGTAATCCGGGTGGGCCGAGCCAATATCGACGCCCACGGCCTGCGCGATCGCCAAAGGCGTGGGCGGCGTTGTCGTGAGATTGTCATCGCTCATGATGACCACGAACTCCCGCGACAGAACGCGGGCTTTCCCGATCTCAAATACGCCCTTACGAGGCAGCTCTTTGAACGATACGACCGTGCCCATGCGTTAGATCCTCACCGGAACGGGTGCGGTCGCCGTAGCCTGCTGCACGGCTTGGTAAATCTGCTGGAGAGCCTTCGTCTGAAGGCGAGCCTGAATGAGCGCCGGATCTTGCTGCTGATTGAACAGGTCGAGAACAAGCTGCTGCCCTTCCTGCGTCCGCACGTCGGCGGTCTGCACCTGACGAGGGCCGAGGGTGTTGAGTTCGGTGAGGCGTTTTTCCTGGCGGTCGAACTCGGCGGCGTCAGCCTTCGCTTGCTCTTCTGCGAGCTTCTGCTGCTCCTCGAACGCCGCCTTCTGCCGCTCCGCAACGGCTTCCTGTTGCTGGGCTGCGACCCGCTGCTGCTCCTTCTGCCGGTCTTCGTCAGCCTTGGCGGCTTCGGCAATTGCTTTGTCGTTCGCCTTGACCGCATCAACTCGTGCCTTTTCCGCCTTGTCGATGTTCTTCAATTCTTGGTCGAAGAGTTCCTGCTGACGGGCAACCTCGTTGTCGAAAGCTTCTTTGTTCAGAATGCCGTCGCGAGCCTGCTCCTGGGCAGCGGCGATGCCCTCTTGCAGTCGCGCCGCAGCCTCGGCCCCCGCGTTGCCGAACTCTGCCGCCTTGTTGATCGTCTGCCCGATCGCTTGATCGACTTGCTGAAAGGCTTGGGCGAATCCTTCTCCGAAGCCCTGCTCCGAAGCCTGCTGCTGATCTTCAAGCTTCGACTGCAACTGATCGAGTTGGGCCAGGCGAGCGGCGGCGGCGTCCGCTTCCGCTTGCGTGCCGGCCTGCCGTGCCGCCAAAAGGTCGGCGGTCGCCTGAGCCTGCTGCTCCTGCACGGCGATGATGTCCTGTTCAACTTGCGTCTGCTCCTGCCCGGCGGCGAGTAGTTCATCAACCCGTGTCCGCTGGTCTTCGAGTCGCTGCCGCTCTGCGTCAGCCGCAGCCGCCGAGCCGTCCGCGACCGCCTGCTGCTGGTTGCGGATCTCTTCCAGTTGGCGAATCCGCTCTTCGCCGTTGGCAACAGCCTGCTCGTCGCCGTCGCCGCTCGCCGCGGCAACCTCTTCCCGAACGCGGGCGATCTCGCGTTCGACAGCCAGCACTTGCTCCGCTGCCTGTGCCCGGTCAGTGTCGCCGCCGAACTCACGCTGAATCCGGGCCTGCTCAAGAAGCTGGTCGGATACCTGACGGTCGGCCTCGACTCTCCGCTCGGCTTCGTCGGCAGCCTTGCGAGTCTCTGCTTGGATGACCTTCAGCGACTCGATCTGCCGATCGTACTCCGCGGTAGCGTTCGCCACTCCGCGAGCGTACTGCTCGGCGTTCAGTTCGCCGCTGTTCGCCTGCTCCTGCAAGTCTCCCAGGGCTTGCTGGAACTGAAAAGCGGCATTGAACCCTGCCTGCCCGAACTCGCCCGCCTTTTCGATGGCACCGTCGAGAGCCTTGCCGGAATCGGCGATAGCCTTCTGCACCTCGGTCATCGCCTTCTGCTGCTCAGCGGTCAGCGTGACCACGCTTTCAGCGGTCTTGTCCACGCCTTCGGCGGCATCGCTCGCAGCACGGTCGATGCCGAGGAAGTTTTCCGCCATCGTGAGCAGCCGCCCAACGGTTCCGCCGATAGCCTCAGCAATCGTGGAGAAGATCGAAGAGACCGACCCGAACACGCTGCTGATGACGCTGCCGATTGCCGACAACGCACCGCTCAGCCCGGTGAACTCGGCGAACGACGAGACAGCGGAGCCGATGTATTCCGCCACGCTGCCGAGCGTTGACCCGACGATCTCGCCAATTCTGCCGAACGCGGTCGTGATGATGGTCACGACGCGGCTGATGGTGTCACCAAGTGCACTGATGTTGTCGGCAATCACGCCGATTGGCGTGAACGACACGATCCACTCCGACACAGCCACTTGGCCGTCAGAGAAATATCGAACCAGCGACAGCACGCCATCCGACAGCGGCTGGATAGCTTGCGATGCCGCCTGGGCAACAGTGGCAAAAGGCTGGAACACCGTGCCGATGATGCGGCCCAGCGTGCCCAGCCCGATGCCGATGCCCTCAATCAGCGTGCCGATGAGAGTCAGCACCGGCTCCAGAGTCTGGCCGATGGGGTCAATCACAGCCGTGATGCCAGCCGTGATCTCCGCAAAGCTGCGGGCGATGCCTTCTCCAAGGCCGGCAAACGGCAGCAGGAGCGACTGCCCGAGTCCTTGCGTCGCAAGGCGAAGCGTGTCGAGTCCAGCGCCAAAATCGTCAATCCGCCCTCGGTCAATTTCAGTTAAGGCACGACCAAACCGCTCGATGTCGGCCGTGGCCCCAGGGAGATTATTGAAGAACGGAATGAGTTCCGCGCCGGCCTTTCCGAAAAGTGCCGTCGCCGTAGCCGTTCGCCTAGCCGGGTCTTCGATTGCAGCAAGAGACTCGCCGATCAGGCGGTACTGTTCCTCTGGCGACAACGCCTGGAGTTCCTCGGCAGTCACGCCGATCTCGGACAGAGCCTTCTGTGCAGCCTTGCTCTCTTCGTCCACGCCCAGCACCGACCTTTGCAGACGGCCAAATGCCGCACTGACGGCGTCGATGCTTGTGCCAGAACGTTCCGCCGCCTCTTCAAGCGTCTGAATAAATCCGAACGATACGCCGAGCTTGTCGGCCGTATTGCCAAGCCGCTCAACGCGATCATCCAAGGCAATGAGTCCCTGCGTGACCGCAACGGCACCAGCCCCGAATGCAGCCACGCCAGCAACCGCAGCCGTGAATGGATTCACGAGCCCCGCCACCGACGCCCCGATGCTGGTGAGCCCTTGCGACAGCCCGCCGCCGAACACGCGAGCGAGACCCTCGCCGGCAGATGAGAGCCCCGAGAGCCTGCCCGCCACGTTGCCAATCGGGCCGGGTAGAGCCGACAGCACGCCGCTGAGTTCGTTGAACTTCAAGGCACCGCCGTCACCGGCTTTGTCCGACGCCGCCGCGTACTTGTTCGCCTCGACGGTCGCCTTGGCAAACGACTCGGCTGACCGCTGTACCGCAAGCCCGTACTGCTGCTCGTCGAGCAGCCCGGCATCGCGTAGCCGGTTCAGTTCCGCAATCGACTGCTCGTATGCCTTGGTGGCCCGCTGCTCCTTCGTCAGGTTCGCTTCGACAATCTGAGCCGCCCGTCCGAGGTCGGCAGCGGCATCATTCGCCGCCGCCTGCAACTGCTCCAGTGACCGGGCGTAGTCCTGCGGGCTCGTCAATCCGGCCCGCAGGCTCTCGGTCAGAGCCCGCACGCGAACCTCGAACTTCTCCTGAGCGGCAACAGCAGCCGCCGACTCACCGCCGAACTTCTTGAATACAGCCGTGACGCTCGACGCCTCTTTGTCGAGTTGCTGCAACGCCTTCTCAACAGGCGACAAGCTCTGCCGAACGCCGGTCGCGTCCGCAGAAATCTTCATCGCCAGTGAAAGCACGTTCGCCATCAGTCAAACCCAAGCTGTTTCTTCAGGTCCAAAATCACGTCGCGGGCCTGCACCTCGTGCTGCGGGGCTTCTTCGACCGGGATGAAGTCGCTCGCTCGCGGTGCCTTGCCCTTCTCGCTGTACGGAGCCAGGATCGCCGAGACAGTCAGGCCCGTTTCTGCCCAACTGTCAGGGATCGCGTGGTAGTACCGCGTGAAGGCGATCCACTCGCCCAGCTCGCGCGACGACATACGCCGCTCGATCTCACCCACCGTCATTCCGAGATGCCCCGCCAGACGAAACAGGAACCTGCGCGTCGGGCGGATGTTCAGTTTTTTGCCAGTTCCTCCACGTCGCTTTCGTTCATCGCGTTATGTTTCATCGCCTTGTCGAACAACTTCGACACGACCTTCGCCGACTTGCCCGCCAGTTCCTCGACCTTCTCATCGCTGAACAGCCGAGCGCCGGTCTCGGGATGGCAGAGGCAACGGGCGAGGAACTTCGTGCGGAAGTTGTCGATGCCCGTCTCGCGCTTTCCGATCCACTCCCGCTCGTAGGCGTCACGCTCGCCCACGGTCATCACGCGGATGCCGAGCGTCATGCCGCCCCACTCCTTCACCGTGACCTTGAGGATGCCGAGGTCTTCGGCGGCGAGGATCTGGGCTGCGAGTTCTTCAACTGTGAGAGCCATGCTTACTCCTTGACAATGCGAAAGACGCCTTTGAACCGGTACACGTCGTTCACCTTGCCAGTGATGTCAAGCGTCTGGCAGATAGCCTTCGTGGTGAGCGTGAGCCCGCCGCCAGAGAAGGAGAGCAGCCCCTTCATGCCGTACTCGCTGAGGCTCATCGTCGAGGTCGCGGCCGCCGTCGAAAGGCTCGCCAGTTCGACGGTGCCCATCTCCATCGCCCACGCACCGGAGGTCGCGGCGGTAGAGCCACGAGCAAGCGGCAGGGAACCGCCCGCACCGACGCGGAACTCGGTCACCTCACCGATAGCCGTTTCGCGCCAACTGACAGTCACCCCGGTGCAATAGCCAGCCATGACGGGCCTCCGTCAGGGCGACTACACGCGGGCGATACGGATCGTAGCCTGACCCCGGATCGCGTCGTTGGTCGCCAGCGTCAGCGTGCTGGAACTCACCGTGTATGCGACGCCAGCCAGGAGCGACGTGCCGCCCGTGCTGATGCTGCACGTTCCGGTCGAGGCGTCGGCAATGATCGACTTTCCGAGGTAGTTGAACTGCACAGACCGACCCGTGTCGGAGGTGCTGCCCTGGAGCGGGCGGTCGATGGTCGCAAGCTGCGCGCCCGTGGTCAGACCAAGGTGCGAAACGTCAATCTTCTCTTCGTCAGCCGTGGGGTCGTTGAACGTGATGACAATGTTCGACACGGTGTAGAACGTCGCGCCGAGGCGAAGGGTCGTGCCGACGCCATCATGAGGGGTATCAGCCATGATCTACGATTCTCCTACGTTTCGACCCACATCACGGAATACGTTTGAGTGACGCTGTAGACCGGCGGCATTTCGCCGCCCGCCAACTGGATGAAGCCGTCTGCCTCGTTCGTCAGGCTGACGTTCTTCACTACCACCGATTCTGCCTCCCCAGTACCGAAGCCATCCAGAACGAGGCGGCACTTGTCGGCGAGGTCTCTTACTGCCTCGTAGGTCGTGGCGTAGCAGTCCACCGTCAGGATCACGGTCGGCGTGCCCATTGGCCCGGCGAGTGTGTGTTCTCGCTGGACGCCGGATCGCCGCCACGTCACGAACGGAAGGTCGGCAGTCGCCGGGGCGATGACGGGATAGACCCGCGTGCCAACCAGAGCCGCCACGTCGGCATCGGCGATGAGGGCAGACCGGCAGACTTGCTCGGGGCTTTTCAGCGGCATGGGCCACTATGCCACGCCCGGCGGCAGGGCTTGCAGCCTAGCCGGGGCCGAGGGTGTCGGTGCCGGTGACCGAGCCTTCATTGCGGAACCGCAACGCCGCCCACGCCTGCCCCAGAGTCAGGGAGAGTTCCCGCTGGAGGTACTCGGCAACCTGGGCCTGGGTCTGATCCCACGCGGTCTGCACGGGGGGCCGACCGGATTCGCCGCCCGCTGGCATGGCAGGGATGACGATGGGCTGGCTCGACTTCCTGAAAAAAGCTTTCGGGTACGCGGGGTCGGTCTGCACGCGACCGTCGCCACCAATGCCGCCTAGGATCTTGAACGGGCCGAGCCGGTTAAAGCTCGAAGCAATGTAGGTTGGCTTCAGTTCGTCAACGTCGTGCAAGACGCCACGGCCCCGGACAGTCTCCGTGATTACCTTTCCGTTCCGCTTTCGAGTCCGAACAAACGGCTTTGTCGGGCTTCGGCGTTGATAGGATCTCGCCTTGGCCTGAGTGATTCGTCGTTCTTTCGTTCCGAATTCCAGCCACCACTGATGGAACGCCCGGTCGGGGCCAGCCTGTACCGTGCCGCCTGCCGCACTGCTGCTGCCCGCCGCCCCCGCCCGGTTGTATCCAATCAGCCCGACCGCGACGCCGGTTTGCTTATATTTGACAACCTTGTAGTTGACCGCCCGCTTGAGGTTCCCGGTGGGGCCGACAGGCGTCACCTCACGCAGCCGCAGAAACGCGGGCCAGATCGCCTTCTCGATGGCGTCGCCCAGTACCTCGGCGGCTTCCGCCTTGGGGAAGAACGCCCGAATGTTGTCGCGGAGCGACCGCAGTTCTTCGGTGTTGATGTTCAACTGAATGCCAGCGACAGCCATCAGACAGTCTCCTGGCAGAGCAGTTCATGCTCGCTGCGGTTCTCGCGTTCCAGGATTGAGATAATCTCGAACGTGCGACCACGCCACGAAATCCGCATCCGCTGCGTCAGCCCGGTGAGATACCGCATCCGCACGCGGTGCGAAATCTCGGTCTGCTGCTGACCCGCCAGCAGGAACTCCCGAGCCGTCACGCCTTGCACGCTGGCCCACACTTCCGCGAAGGTCTGATCGTAGACCGGCACCATCTCGCCCATCGCGTTCTTCGTCTCGCGGTAGGCCAGCACGGTGATCCGCTCGCGGAGGTCGCCGGCTTTCATCAGGTGATGCTCCCCTCGCCGACGATGACGACCTTGTACGTGGCCCCGGCGGTCGATGACACGAACAGGCTCGATGCCGTCGTGCCTGCCGCAGTCGGATTCGTGGCGAGCAGCACGCCCCCAGGGGGCACGCTGCCGGAATACGCCCCGGTCACGGTGAGCGTGTAGCTGGCGTGGGTGTTCTCGATCCAGAGCACCTTCGCCGCCGTGAAGGCAATCGTCACCGCTGCCCCGTCGCGGGTGTCCGCGAGCGAGGAGAGTTGCAGCGTGTCGGTGCCGCCCGACGTGCGGCTGTCGCTGTAGATGATCTGCGCCTGGTTCGCAGCCGTGCCGTCCGTGAGTGCGAGGAAGTAATCCGCCTTCGTCACTCGGGTGTTCCGTGCGATGTCGGCGGTGTCGGTTTCGATGCCGACGATGCGGCAGAGGATCTCGGCAGACAGGCTCATGTGTATGACCCCCACGACACGCTATCGAGCAGCCGCATCGCAGCGGCAGGCATCGCACCGTCGCCACGCTTCTCATAGAGTTCGTGGACGCACATGAGAATCGCCGACTTGACCCGCTGCGGCACGCTGGCGGCGTCGCCGTAGCCCGCCCACCACGAGACCGTGACTGAGTTCTGGTCAAGCAAGTGCGAGGGCCACGAGCCCGCGTAGAGCGTGCGGATGACGCCCGGCGTCGCGTCGCGGTCCACCCGGTACTCCGATGACGAGAGCGTCGCCGTGCCGCCAGCCTCGCCCGTGACGTAGGTGATCGTGACCGCCGTCGCCGTGCCCGAGGCAATCATCGGCGGGCGGGGCAGTTCGATCTCGGCGGGGAACGCATCGAGCTTCATCACAAGCTGCTGCGTCACGAGCGAGCGGTCGATGTAGTCCTCGACCCACTCTCTCGCGGTCGTGATGTAGCCCTGAATCAGAGCATCGTCGGCAGACGCATCGACGCGGCAGTGAGCCTTCGCCTCGGCCAGCGTCACCGGCTCTACCGCCGGGGCGGTCGCACGCTTCAGGCTGCGGTAGCGTCTCACTTGCGTCGCCTCCTGGGCGTGATGTCAGCCGACTCCGTGACCGGCTCCACGCTGGCCGTCTCGATCAACGTCTGCTGCGAGTCCCGCACCTCGGTCGCGTACTCCCAGGCGATGAGGCTCCGAGCTTGTCGCTCGGGAAGCTCGATCACCTCGCCGGGCTTGTAGGCACCGTGTGCCCGTGCCATCCGTATTTTCATTCGTCACCTACCTTCCATGCAGCCTTGGGCGGCTTCCGCGTCTCCTGCCACTCGTTGCAGTATTGAAAGATCGGCTGACCAAGTTCCTGGCTGGGCCACGTAATCACGTACTCGCCGTGCCCGATGCAGACACGGGGCGTGATGTAGAGGCGGTTGCCGCACGCCTTGAACTGTTTCCAGAAAGAGATGTCGGAATCGACGCGACCCTCACCCCAGCCGCCTTGCGGGTCGGGCTTCTCGTGGAACCACGGCTTTGCCATCCGACGCAGGGCAGCGGTCGAGATGATCGTGCAGCCGAAGTGCGCCGTATCCACCTGTTGAACCGGAGCCCCGAACCACTCGCGCGGCACCTGGGTGACGCCGCCTTCGGGCGGATTGTCGAGCGTGTCCAAGAGCGTCAGCATCGGTCTGCCGTCTTCCCTCTTCGTCTGGAGCGGGGCGAGGGCATCGCACTGGAACGTCATGGCGAGCGCGAAGAGATGTTCGATGTTCTCTTTCGACACGAACGAATCCATATCGAGCGTGATGATGTACTCGGTGGTCGGCTCGAACTTCTCCAGCATCCGCGTCAGCACTTGCGACCAAAACGCACCCTGCCCGAGCGTCGGGCGTATGTGCAGTGGCATCATGGCTTCGATGAAGCCGAACACGTTGATGAGCGGCCCGAAGCGCGGCCCAGACAGGATCGCCTCGCACCGCACCTCGACCGAAGAGCCGCCGACTTGCACGAGCATGGATTTGCACCTGGAGAAAACAGAAAACGGCGGGGAGGCTCTCGCCTTCCCCGCCGCTCACTGTGCCTGTCGTGTCAAGCGAATCAGCCGACAGCCTGGGTGTTCACGCCCTTCGAGCTTGCGTCCGTCGGGCCAGCCTCGCCCTTGCTCAGGCGGGCGGTCGTAATCACGCCGCACGTCGAAGCCGGGGTCGCGTAGACCGTGAGGTACCGACGCTTGCCGCGAAGGTCGATGTCGAACCGGTGGGCATAGCCGACGCCAGCGGTGGCCGTCACACCGGCAGCGACCGTGAAGTCAGTGCCCGCGACGAACCCGCTCACGTTGACCTGTCCCGACCCGGCAACGTCGCTCTGGGCAACCCGCAGCACCGTGGCGGCGGTCGTGGGACCGGTGGCCGAGGTGAACGGGCTGAACAGCACGTCAATCGAGGCATGCTCGAAGCCAAGCGTGTCGATCTCCACCGAATGAGTCGCGGTCAGGGCAACCGAAGTCTCGGCCTTGCTGACGCTCTTAGAGGCAGCTACATGGTTCATGGATCAGGAATCTCCTAGAGAGGGTCAGGTGAATCAGCCGAACTTGAGAGCCACGACCGGGCCAGCCTTCGTGGTCGAGCCGAGGTCGTTCACGACCATCGCGTTCCGCGTGGTGGCGAAGGTGAGTGTCTGGTCGTACTCAATGAACCGCTCGCTGGCGGTCTTGATCGAGATGGCCCGACGCTCGCCGAAGATCGCAGCCTGCGACAGGTCGCCGAAGAGACACGCCAAGCCACCGGTCGTGCCGGTCAGTCGGCTTTCCATCGGCTGCACCAGGGTCACCGGATAACCCAGGAACGTCTCGCCGAAGCCGGCGGCGACGTTGTCGCCCGTGTTCCCGCCCGCGTTGGACGAGCCACCGGGCAGCATGGCGAGCCGCAGCATCGCAGCACCCCAGCCAGCCGGCGAGATGTACCACCGAGCGTTCCGGTTGCGAGCGTAGAGCGGCAGCCGGGCGAGCAGGTCCGTGAAGTTCTTCATCGTCAGGTCGCTGAACGTCTGATTGCTCGTGGCAGTCACGACGCCAGCCGAGTAGGCCGACTGGAGGATCTTCGTCGCCACGCCCGTCACGCCGTGGTAGGCCAGCGTGCCGTCACCGATGAAGCCCGCGTTGTCGAAGGCTTCGGCGAACGCCTGGGCCGTCTCGACGGCCATGGCGTCGGCGAGGTCAATCACCGAATCTTCGAGCAGCGAGTTCGAGGTGCGATTCGCCACGCCCCAAATCTTCGCCGTCAGTTCGACGTTGTCGAACGTCAAGTCGCTCGCGGTCACCTCGACGTTCTCGCCAACCGGGCGAGCCGTGAGGCCACCCGTCCGACGAGCGTAGACGAGGGTGTCGCTGTTCATCGAAACCCGCTTCGCCTGCTGCGGGAACACGCCGAACTCCTCAACGAGACGGATGATCTCGCTGGAAAGCTCGGGGCTCGTCAGCACGCCGCCGAGCGAGTTGATGCCACCCGCCTGGACGCGGCTCTCGACGCCGTGGTCATTGCACCACCGGCGAGCCTCGGCATCACCGAAGACGTAGCCCTTGATGTGCATGCCCGCGCGGTACGCGGCTTCGCTGGAACGGAACGCCTTCAGGGGGCCGTGGCTCTTCGGCACCGCATACTCTCGCTTCTCCACGGCAATCTCCTTGACCTCGGGGGTGTCGATAGCCTTCGCGGGAGCGGATCGCTCCAGAACGGAACGCAGTTCGGCGTTCTTCGCAGCGACGCGCTGGAGGAACTCAATCCGCTCGCGGAGCTTGTCGGCCTTGGCTTCGAGCGACCGGAGCGATGCTTCCTGCTCTTCGGTCATGGGGGCCGCGTCCTCGCCCTCGGGGGCGTCCTCGGTCATCGCCTCCATCTCGGCGACAACGGCGGCCAGTTCGTCAAGCAGTGCCTTGATCTTGTCCACGGCGGAATCTCCTAGTGCGATTCGTGGCGACGCGGACGCATCGCCTACGGTCGAAACTAGGGGTCGAGGGGGGCACCCATGCAGCACGGAGGGCGCGAGGCAGTAAAGAAGTCAGCCCGTCTTCACGCGGCGAATCTCAGACGCAGCGAGAATGTGCTTGTCGGTGTTGCCGCACCGCGTGCATCGCAGATAGCGGGTCTGGTAGTCGCCAGACCGCTGGCTGGACGCGACAACGAGCTTGCCGTCGCGGCAGCGTTGGCAGGGATCGCCTGTCTTAGCGGCCATGCGACCTCAGGAACTCTTTGATTTCGCTGATTCGCCCGATGGTCCCGGTGTGCCTTGCGATCGTGTACGCCTGACGCTGGAGGAACTTGTCGTAGGACCGCTGGGCCACCTTCACGTCGGCGTCTGGATACGCTGGAAACGTCACCGGCCCAACGTCCAGAAGCGAGTCGATACGGGTGATCGTCCGCACGCTGCGACCGTCCTCGATTGCCCACGAATCCCCGCCGCTCGGCACGGTGAAGCTGAACGACGAGCCCTTGACGATGCCAGAGCGAATGTTGCTGGCGATGTCCCGCCCGTAAGTCGTGTCGGGAACCGGGAACTCGTACCGCAGACCCACCTCGTCTACGCTCATCGACAGCGTGCCGGGATAGCGGGCGAGGGGATAGTTCGCGTCGTGATTCCACAGAGCCCGCGTCTCCAGGGGACGCTTGCGGCCGCGCCGCTCGGCGACGATGCCGAAGGCACCCGGGTCGATCCGCTCGATGAAGTCGCCCAGGTCGAGCGAGGTCACGCCGAACTTCGCGGCGTAGCCCACGATGTACTCCCGCTCGCTGCCGTCCTCGGCACTGCGGCTCTCGACGGCGAGCAGCGGCACCGCCGACTCGATCTCGTCAATCGCAAGGGAACGTCGCTCGATGATGTCAGCCATTGGAGTCTCCTTCGTTTTTCTTCTTCCGCTTCCGCGAGCGACCCGCCGGGGCAGTGGGCACCGGCTCGGCTGGCGGCGGCTGCGCAGGGTCCGCTGCCGGCGCGGGCTGACGCTCCACCACCCCGGCAAGGATCGCCGCAATCTGCTGCTGATTCATCGACGGGAACGACGCCGCGACCATCGCCGCCGCACCGTCCTTGCTCACGAGCCCATCGACCACCGATTGCACGATGGCAATGAGCCCCGTGATCTGGGCACCGTTGAGCGATACGTCGGCGACCTGCGGAGCCTCGGGCTCTGCCGGCTCGCCCGGCGTCGCAGGCACGACCGGTTCGCCAGCCGCAGCGGCCAGCCCTCCCTCGACTGCCTGCCCGTCGATCTCGCTGCCCGGCTGCTGCTGGGCCAGCACGTCGGCTTCGCTCGGCTGCTCGCCAAGCGTGCCCATATTCAGCGGGCGGTAGCGAACGTCGCCGCCTTCGACCGGATCGAGGTTTTCGTAGTTCCGAATGTCGTTCGTGCTGACGACGCCGATGTCCCACATGGCCCGGTAGTACGCCGACCGGCTCGCCGCATCGCCACGCAGCAAGCCCCGCACGTCGAACTCGACCAAGTAGCGGTCATCGTCCGCGGTCAAGTCCCGCATGAACGCCGACTCGAAGCGACGCAGCCACGGCATGATGCAGTGGGTCACGAACGCGATGTCGGCTTCCGGCGTCGCCGGTGCGATCCCGAGCAGATGCCCCGGCACGCGGAACAGTCGGGCGATCTCTTCCAACTGGTAGCGGCGAAGCTCGATGAACTGACTGTCGGTGTTGCTCGCTTGCGGAATGTCGTAGGGCTTCAGCCCGCCGGTCAGCACCGCCGTGTTGTGGGAGTTGCCAACGCCGCCGTGCCGGCGATCCCACTGCGACCGCAGCGCCTCGCGGGCTTCGGCGTTCACCTGCCCATCCGTCGAGAGTACAAACCCGGGGCGGGCACCGGCCGCAAAAAAGCGCGCCCCATGCAACTCGCAAGCCCGGGCTAGTGCGATGGCATCCTTGCATTCCTCCACGACCGACATGCCGTTGACGCCGTCGTCGCTCGGGCCGCGAACCTGAAGAATCTGCGAATCGGCGTAGACCGTCTCGGTGCCTTTGTCTTCGCGGTACTTATACCGCAGCTGACCGTTCTCGACCCGCTCGACCTTCATGCGGCTGGGATGCAGCGGCACGATCTGCCCCGCCTTCAGTTCGTCAAAGGCGTCGCCCCACAAGCCGACGTGGAAGACCGCCTGCTCACGCCACTCGAAGCTCGTCTGCCACCCGTTCGGCTGGGAGTGCAGTTGGCGGTAGAGCGGCAGTTCGCGGGCGATCCGCTTGCCGCCGCCCGCCGTTCGCTCCAAGACATGCAGCGGCAGGCCCGCCACCGTCTCGCCGATGATCCGCAGGCAGGAGAACACTGCCGCGACTTGGTGGGCGTTGCTCTCGTCAATCCGCACGCCAGCGTTCGACCGGCTCGATGGCTCGTCATCCCACATGCGGGATTCGCCAGGGAGCCAGAGGATGCGGTTGTCGGCAATCATAGGAAGAAGATGTCAGGCGTGTTCGCTGGCTGCTGCTCGCTGCTCGTCCATGCCCCGATGGCTTGGCACAAGGCCACGATGCCGTCGATTCGCTCCGTTGACTTGGCCTTGCTCGGGAAGATGTTGCCGTAGCGATCCTCGTGGACGGCGACGTTGCCAGCGCACCACGACAGCACGGGGTGGCCTGCGTGGCGGATTTTCCCGTTGCTGATCAAGTTCTCCAGAGCCTTGGCAGGCGCGCTCATGGCACGACCGCCCTGCGGAAATCCTCGCACCTCCACCCCATCCCCTTGCAGCATATTGGCGAGCATCTGCCCGTTGAACTTCAAATCCACTGCCAACTGCCGCACGCCGTACTGGCTGCAAATCTCGCCGATGTCGCGGTGTAGCACGGTGTAGTCGGTGACGTTGCCGTCAGTGGCACGAATGTGCCCGTCCCGAATCCAGTCGGTGTACGGCACCTTGTCCCGCTGGCTCCGCTCGACGGCGTTCGCCTCGGGAATCCAGAAGAACGGCAGCACGTCGATGCTGCCATCCTCGGGGTCTGGGCAGACCAGCACGAGGGCCGAGAGGTCGTAGGTCGTGGCAAGGTCGAGGCCCGCGTACACGGGCCGGTCGCCGAAGTCGCGGAGAGGCAGGGAGCCTTGCTGCCACGTTTCTGGCGACAGCCAGCGAACGTCGGAGGAAGTCCACGTATTGAGCCGGTAGCGAAGAAACGAGTTGAGCTTGGTCGGTGACTGCTCGGCTTCTTTGGCGTCGAGTGCGAAGTCGCCCGGCTTGATCGTCACGCCCCACGACGGGTTCGCCTGAGGCCACACGTCGGGGTCTTTCCAATCGGCGTCCTGCTCCATCTCGTAAATGCAGGAGAAGAACGTAGGGTCGTGCCGCCAGTTCGCCGCGACCGCCTTCGCGTACTGATACTGCTCGTAGCAGATGCCCTTGCGGTCGTAGCCTGCCGTCGTGATGGAGCAGAGCAGCGGTTGCTCGCGGGCCGCGCCACCGTAGCGAAGGGCATCCCACAGGCGGCGATCTTTCTGGGCGTGAAGCTCGTCAAACAGGAGACCGTGAATGTTCAAGCCTTCGGCACGGAACGCATCGGCGGACAGGACGCGGTAGAACGACGCTTCTTTGCGGTAGGCAATCGTGCGGCGGGAGTCGATGACCTCCAGCACTTGCGAGAGTTGCGGCGAAGCCCGCACCATGCTGGCCGCCTCGCGATAGACCACCGAGGCTTGCTCGCGGTCGGCAGCCGCGCCGTAGACTTCGGCTCCGTTCTCGCGGTCCATGACGAGGAGGTACAGGCCGATGCCCGCGAGTAGCGTGGACTTGCCCGACTTCTTCGCCGTCGAGATGTAGGCAACGCGGTAGCGGCGGGTGTCGTCGGCCAGTTTTTTCCAGCCGAACAACTCGCCGATCATCACCGTCTGCCACTCCAACAGGGCGAACGGCTGACCGGCGTGCTTGCCCTTGGAGTGCCGCAGCCAGCCTTCGAAGAATCCGATGGCGTGCCGCGCGGCGTCAGGGTCGAAGTAGTAGTCAAGCCCCTGGCGTACGGCGTCGCTTCGCAGCGTAGGCGGCAACCGGGTCTGTATCTGCGTTTCCATTCGTCGTGGATACCTGTGACCGGCTGCTCGGCGTCATGCCAAAGTCTTGCTGAATCCGCCGCAAGTCGTTGCGGAGCGACCGCTCATCGACGGCCCACGAGTGCGGCTGCGTCCACTTGATCCGCATCCGCCCGTCC